GCCATAGCCTCTGGCTAATAGCTCTGTCGTGATCACACGCTGATCGCGATACATGAGAACGGGAACGCTAACTGAAGCGTTCGAAGAGATAACTACGGGGTTTACGCCAGACGCAGCTGCGCCCAGTACCTGATTCGGCATATTTTGCTCTCCACACCATTTGTTTTATCCGGTCCCGCCCCCTCATCTGCAAATGAACGGGACCAACCTTTGCCGGCAGCGTCTGCAAACGCTTATCTGCATAACCATCATAATGGTTCAAAAATAAATTTCACGACTTAAGTGTATTCACCGATTTTTATATGCGAAGCCAACGTCCTAAGGCAACAAGGCTATACCTTAATCAAGACGCTCATTCTTCAATCAAGACGCTCATTCTTCAAAACAAGAGTTACCTGACCGAGCCACTTACCAAAAAGTGCTGAATTTTTGAATACATAATATTATGCAACGTGTGTATTTTAACTCAACTAGTACCATTCTTGGTAAACTAAAAAAATGAAACATTAACTAATTAAGGCTTTAACTAACGGAAATTTAAAGGATTGAGCAATCACACTGAAGAACATTGCACGCCAAGTTCAATTTTTTTGATTTATTGGCTGTTAGTTTATTTCACATGTATCTAATAATGGAAATGTAAAAATCGTCAAATCCAGCTTATCGCTATTTTTTTAATTTTATCACTTTAGCTTAGAGCATATATTCTGTAAAAAAAATATTTGTCTAATCTTGAGTTATGCTTGAAAATAGCCACATATTAACAGAGGGAACTTTAATATGAGTCAGGACTTAAAGGTTGGAGCTTTAGCAGTGCTGGGTGTTTTTTTTCTTTTAGGGGGTATTAACGCTTACTCGAAAAAGCAAAGCGCAATTAATGAAATTAGTTCATGTGCAACTATAAATACAAGCAATGCAGTATTTAATGTCGAAGGAGACTTATTGGGCAGGCATGACACAAGCTTGTTTGGAGAGGAATTTATTACTCTTGATTCCATCCTCTTCCATAATGAAACGATTGGCAAACAAGGCACAAGGGTCATCGTCCCTTTCACTCTGATTCGCTCTCAAGGTCAAAGTGAATATGAGGCTGAAGTAAGATGCTCTGACTTGAATATCATTAAATACATAAAATTATAAATCTAAAACGATTTCAAAACATCTGCTTCTGCAATCACAATAACTTTAATGCACTTAATTTATCTTTGAAATTCTCAAAGACTCACACAGCAATCAGGTGATTATATGTTAAAACCCTTGAAATACTACGTTGGCAAGGACAGGTCAAATAACCTCCTTTTACATTGCGAAGATTGCAAACATTTGCCCACTTCAGATTTCCGCACCTTTATTGGTAGTTTTTACACGCCGAATCAGGCATTTTCATTAGCGGCTAGAAAATTTTCATCTCTAGAGCACTGTACCTTCTGCCAAGATGAATCGAAACATTACATAAATGATGAAACACGTTTTCCATATGTATATTTCGACTCTACGATTTCATTAAACAAAGGCAAGAAAACATTAAAACCAGTACATCATTCCCCCCCTACTAAGAAACCCAAATTTTGATTTTCTTTATTTTAACCTGAAAGCGCCCGAAGGCGCTAATTTCTTAAATGCAGACTGAAAAAAAAATATCACTAATTGTACATTATCAGAAACGGCAGAATTAACTTTACCCCGTTTCTCCCATATCTGGGATCGTCATCTGTCCCGCCAGTTCAGCGACAGCGGCGCGGAGCATGCGGATGTTTTCCCAAGTTGATTTATCGGCACGTTCCACCAGGGCGATAAACTCTGCCATGGTCATTTCCGTCTTTAGACGGGTCTCTATAGCTACTGAACTGAAGCGATTGAACTTCTCCATTAACCCTGCATCGTCCAGATCGGGATACTTAGCGGCCACCCAAACTTTCAGCTCCGCGTTTTCCAGCTTTTTCTGCTTCAGGCGCTGTGCTTTGGCAAGAATCTCCGCCGGCACCACCACTACCGATGGATTTTCGAACGAGTCCGCCGCCCAGGTGTGGGCGTAACGCGACTCCTGAAACGGGTAAATGTCTTTGTCGCCAAACATCGCAGCTGCGCAGGCCCAGACTTCAATGCCGCTTTGCTCAAGGATGCCAGCGCGGGTTAGCGGCATGTTTTCGTCATACTGGCTATCAGCGTTTACGGCAGGCTGCGCCGTGCCGGCGGGAACTCCTGAGCGGTATTCGGTAATGATGGCCATAACTTCTTCAATATGGCTCAGGTCGATAAGCAGCGTACCTTTCCCCTCTTCAGCTTCGCCTTTCTGAGCGTCACACAGTAGTTCCACCAGGCGACGGGCGCGGGCAGCGCTGAACTGCGGCATTGCATCGGCTTTGGTCAGCTTCTTCTTACCGGTCGCCTTAGCCTTATCCAGCTGCGTTCTGGCTACACTCCCAGCCTTCACCCCATGCTCACGCACCAGCGCCACTGCAGTAGTCGCCGCAACCTCTCTGTTTTTCACCATGGCGATCAGCTCATCACCGGAGGTAAGCAGCTGCAGGTGATGCTCCACGTCAGCGATTGAGCGCTTCACCTTCTTCGCTATCTCTGCCGGTTCCATGCCCTGATTGCTCATACGCTGGTAAGCTGCTGCACGTTCCAGCGGTTCCAGCGCGCGCCCCTGGCTGCTCGTGACCATGAAGGCGATGCGATCGGCTTCGGACCCTACGAAATCTTTGCACTCCAGGCGGATGTCATAACCAGCTTCTTTCGCCAGCAGCGCGCCATGGTAACGGTGATGACCGTCGATGATCTTAATACCCTTTTCAGTGACCTGCACAGCGAGCGGAGGCACATGCTCACCGGCGATGAAAGCATCGCGGAATTCTTCGACGTGTATCTGGTCAATTTCACGTATGTTGTAACCATTCTCGACATACAGCTCATCGACGCCCAGCAGGTAAGTTTTGCGGGTAGTGATGTTGGTTTCGGTCTTTGCTTTGTTGTCGTAAATTCTTGCTAAGTTAGTCATTTGTTTGCCAGCTCCCAAGACAGGGTAACGATCAGCGCGGCGATCATCAGGGCCGCAGTGCGAATGCTTTGGTAAAAAATCACGTTGCGCTCGTAATGGCGCAGCACACGGGCTTTCATCAGATGCCACCCCATGCGTCGGCGCTCGGCTTCGGCCTTAATGCCTTTGCTTTCTGCATGCACATCCGCCGGCGCGCTACAGCCTGATCACGAAAGCGAGGCTTAGCCGTGGCGTCCATCGCGTTCAGCCATACCGTTGCCGCTCGGCTCCAGCAGTTGCGAGCCTGAAGGGACATTGCCAGCTGGCTCAGGCGCGCGTATTCGGCGTCGACAGCCGTTACCTCTTCAACCCGGTAGTACCGGAATTTAACGTCCAGGTAGACTTCGCCCATTGCCACCAGTGTTTTCCCTGCTTCGCGTACAGTTCGTACGTTCGCCTTCATCCCTGTCGCCAGTTCGGAAGCTGTCAGGCCCGGATGCTCTTTCAGGTACGCCAGAATCATTTGTTCAGTATTCATCGTCGCGTCTCCTGTTAAGCGCCACGGAAGCCATCGGGGATTTCGTAATTAGCGCTGGGCATTTGCATCACATCGCGCTGCCATTTGCCGTTCACGCATGGTGGGCGCCCTGATTTATCCCACTTGGTCGCGGACTGGAGATAGCCAGGGAAGTTTTTGGGAATGAACAGAGTTGCTGGGCGCAGATACTGGGCCTGCTCCGTGTTCTGCCAGTGTGCGTTTTTGTAATCGACCACAAGCACCAACTCACCGAGTTCGTAGCCTTCTGCCAGGCGTGCACGGATATTCTCCAGGGATGATTTGCAAACCTGAAATTTGGCGCCGGTAGTTTGGTTAAGATGAGCCAGAACCTTCTTAGCGTGATCTGTCAGTTCAACATCGCGGTCGGGTTGCGCAGCAACCTGACAAGAAGCCCCTGTTGTAATCTCTGTAGTAATCTCTGTTGTATTCTCTGTAAGACGAGGGCAATTTGCCCCCATCGATGAGGTTAACTTGCCCTCTTCGATAGGTGCAGCCTGCCCTCTTCGAACGGTGCAATTTGCACTCTTCGATGAGGGCAATTTGCCCTCATCGGTCAGAAGTGGGTTTGCGTGGTTAATGGCGTAATAATTTGTGCGATCATGCTGAGTCTTTTTTAACTGCTCGACGTAAATTAACCCGCTCTTTTTGAGTGAGGTCAGGGCGCGCTTAACTGTGTCAGATGACCACCATGGAAATTGTTCATTCCAGTCTTCAATGGTGTTGTAAACCCAGCGTCGTCCGTCATGATCAACGCCAGCGGTAGTGTCTTCCAGCCAGTAACAGATTTGCTGAAGCACGATGGCTTCATTCAGGCCGATCCGGCATGCCAGTTCTGGGCTGATGACAAGTGGCTTCACTTTCAGAAGTAAACTCATAATCGGCCCCTACTTCCCTGAAATTGCGCTGAAACTGGTCAAGTGGGCTGAAGCACTCGCCATGTTCGTAGTTGTCGCGCAGATAGATGACACGGTTTGTTTCAGGTTCCCATCGGATAACCCGGACAATGACTCCTCGTTTGTCTTTAAAGCGCCGGTTAATTTCACGCATTCTTCAGCCTCTGGCTTGCGATAGAATTCTGCCCAAGCTGCTGCGACTACCAGACGCGGCGCCTCTTGGTAGTTGTTGGTGCCACCAGCGCCCGGTATGATTTGCTCATACCGACGAACGCCGGCAATTAAACGGCAACGAAATTGCCCTGTTGGTCTGTTCTGGCTTACAATGGACATGCGATTATTTCTCCACACCATGCTGATTTGATCGCTCCGACGCCTGGGGGCTGCAACCTCCGGGCGTCACTTTTTTATGGCCTTCTTACGGCTGAAGGCCGTGATAATCGAACGCACTTCCTCATCACGCGCCGCCAGATGCTTGCGGTGGTGAATCATAATTTCCTGCGCCTCTTCCTCATCAATCACGCCATCTGCAACTGCCTGATCGATAATTTGGTCAACATGACCGCGCTGTGCCGCTGTTCTGACTGATTTGTTAAACAGCTCCACCATGTCCAGATCTTCAAACTTCGGAATGTCCACCAGCATTGCGCCGCGGCGCGCTGCGAAGTATTCAGCCAGGTAGTTCGTTCCTGACAGGTCCTCCATGGCTTCCAGCTCGTGATGCTCAAAGAAACGGCAACCGTTTTTCTCATACAGGTTGTTGTTGAACTGCGTCAGGGTCATACCCAGCGCGCCGGCCATTGCAGAACGACCGCCCGCAAAGGCTTTGCACATCGCTTTTACTGTCTCTTTGATGTCTACCATCATGCTTTTCCTTGGGAGCTGGAGG